CCTTTCTAACTTGACCTCTAATATCTCTCCTTCAAGTACTCTAATGTCAGGGAATACATAATTATTTTGATTGTATCTTAATCCTTGTATCTCGTTCTCTGTGTCTGTTATTCTGCCCTCTAAATGCTTGTACAGTAATACTGCACTACCAACAAGTATGACTATCTGTATTAGCCATTTAATGTTAATTGATATTCCTGCATCGTCATTTAGCTTAGGTAGATTTTCTCCCATTAATTTTGTCTTTCAAGTAATAGAATAATTCTTTTCCTAATAGACCAAAGAAACCACCGACAAGACCAATCATAGCGGCTTGTGCTACTCCCATTAAAGTAATTGTTGATAGGGTTGTAAATATAAACCCACTTATAAATGATATTTTATTGTCCATAATTTAAGATGTTACTCCGCCTTCATTGTACAAAAACTCAATTTCAGTTGGCGTTAGCCATTTACCAAAAGTTCTAAGTTGGTCGTGTAGTCCTCCTATACTTGTTTGTTGCGGTCTACCACCCCAAGTAGTATATGTTCCTTGTAACCACCAATCTTGTGTAGCAACACTTGCGATTAAACTTTTATTAAGGTATAATTCCCAAGTTCCCGTAGTTCCTGTTCTTTTTAATTGAAGCACAAAGTGATGCCATTCAGTTCCACTCAAATTAGTTATAGGAGCTGATTGTAAAGTAAAAGTGTCCCAAGGAGTTTCAGAATTTTGTGCTTGAAAACGAAAAGTTGAATCAGCCAAATAATACATATAACCTCCACTATTCAAATACATCATCCATCTATTTGATGTGTTATTAACAAAATTAGGACTTTTACACCACCAAGACATAGAAATACCAAGTTGAGATGGAATTGACTGTGCACCCCAATTAAACTTACCATTAGGATCCCACATTACAGAACCATACGGAGCATTGGCATTGGCAGAGCCAACCCCAACGTGAAAGTCTGTTGTATTAGCACTTCCCCTATAAGCAAATCCATTTGGCGACAGATATGGTGTTGGATTCAAATCTACATAACCGCTTCCTGTTGCATCAAATGTTAATAAAGTTCTTCCTGTACCATCTCCGAATGGGTCAGGGTCATTAATGCTACTACTACTGCCTCCGCTAACTAATAATTGATTTCCTCTCATAGTATTAAATGTTTATATCAAATAATACAACTGCTTTTTTAGTATTCAAAGCGTTTATTTCTGCTTCTATTGCATCACCTTTAATTCTTAATTCTGCTCTTTCATCTTTAATAGATTGTGGTGTAGCTTCTCCACTATCGGCTTCACGAATAACATACCAATCTGTATTTCTTAATTTTTCCCCCATTAAGAATTTTAACATACCTATTTGTTGCTCTTTTAATTCAGCTAAAGTTTTTAATATTGGTTTTTCTATTACATCGTATGTATAAACATCTACGTCTAAATGTAAGTTTACAAGTTCTTGTACCCTATTATCATAATTAGGCTCTACTACATCTTTAAAACCTAAAGAAGCACCATCACCTATATTTAAGTGCGTACCATTTTCATCAGTCCAACTTTTAGGCATTACCCTAAATGTTTTTATTTCTCCGTTTACTAATATTGCTTTCATTTTATTATTATTTTAAATTATTAAACGAATTGATTAATTGAGTAAATGTAAACTGCTCCTGTATATAATACTTGTATTACATTAGTTTCATCAGCTACCCATTCTCCATTTATTGTATATCCACTTGGTAGGGTTAATTGAGAATTTCCTGCCATATAAAACACCTTTACATCACCTATTACTGCATTAGAAAAAGTTAATGTTGTATCAGCGGATATTGTTTTGGTAAATACTTGTGCGGCAGAAAAATCTATATTATTTTCCCCATCAGCAAGTACTACACCTGTTTTGTACTGTGTACCTAATTTAGCAGAAGTAACTGCATCGTCAGCTAAAGATAATGTTACATCTCCTGATGTTCCACCACCATCTAAACCTGTTCCTGCGTTTACCGCTGAAATGTCTCCACCGAATCCGTATAATTCAGTAAAGTTGTCGTTTGCTTTGTCAAATGCGGTTCTTAATGGGTCTCCTGTACCATCATTAGCAACCGTTCCGATATTAATTGTTTGTTGTGCCATTTTGTTTTTTTATTATTAGTAAATTGTTTGGTCTGCGGTTATAAATGTTTCATCTGCGGACTCTAAAGTAGAACTTGCTCTAATAAAGTTTCCGTCTACGTTGTAAGGATAATCAGAACCCCAATGAATATTATTTTCATCTTTAGTAATTCCCCACCAACTACTTTCGTAGCTTATTCCCCAAAATATGCTGTTTGCCATCTTTGCTAATTTGTTTTAAATAAGCTTCTAACTTTATTATATTACTCTGTTTAGGCTTATATGTTTTAATTTCTTTACTACTCATTACAGAACCCATGAATGAAAGTTTACATCTTTGTCGGGGTACATCTCTCCATTAGTACTTTGATTATACTCAGGAAATAGTTGACTATAGAACCCCATGTAATCAACAAATCTCCTTGTATAAAACTCAGCAGTCTCAGTAACTTTATTTAACATCATGTTCATTTCTTCCAACGAAATAGTTTCCGAGTTTTCTGAACGATGTTTGTAAACCCCTCCGTTGCTAATCTGATACATCGCAAAAGGAAGGTAGTTGCTTTGAGTGAACCATATAAGCATAGGCTTGATATAATCATCCAATAAGTCTTTATAGTTTGAGTTACCTGCATCAGATATAGTTCCATTTAATATTAAAGTCTGTAATTTATTGTATAGCTTTCCACCTAAGTAGTTTTGTATATGTGTGTCTTGTGCTACTTCAATGAATTGTATAATTTTATCATTATCCACATTTCCATCAATAATGGACTTGCGTTTAAGTTCTTCTAATCCTATAAATAGAGCTTTGTTTGCCATATTAATTATTTTTTAGTGTTTGGATAAGCTCCCCCATTCTTCATGTCAGCAGGTCTTACTGATACTTCTTTTGGGTTAGTAGGTTCAACAAATCCTTCTTGAGTAGCATCTGAAGCCTCTACTTCTGTATTCTTGCCTACCTTTTTCTTATAGACTCTTCTCTCCCAAAGATGCTTGCAGTTTTTACCGCCCTTGTAAAGAAACAGGCTGTAGTTTTGCTTCTTATGACCAAGCTCTTTGTTAGCTCCTTTAAAAGACATCATACCAATATCTTCTTTTCTGAAGACTATATCTTTTTGCGTTAGAGCCTCCATTTTTCTGCAGAACTCTCTACTACCTGCACTATTCCTTACAGGACCATAAGCATACCTTACTTTAAATCCTGCATTATCTTGCTTAGAGTCTTTATTTGGGTTAGCATCATCTTTAGATACACTTGCTAAACTTGTTTTAAGCTCTTCTAAGGAGGTTTCTGTTCCATCTAATAGTTGACTATCAACCAACTCCCATTCATCGCTTACAACCTCTCCTAAGTCCTCTAACTGCTCAAGTAAGTCATCACCATCTTCATCAGAGAAGTCATTTAATTCAACTTCCTCTTGAGATGATAAAGATTGTTTCTCACCTGTTTCCTCTTCCTTCCTTACTTTAGTAGAGATGTTATCTAACTCTGTAAACTCAATAGGTTGTAGAGTAATAAAGTATAGGTTTAAGAAGATTCCATTAAAGTTTAATATCTCATCAAATCCATCAATTAAAGCCTGTTGAAATGGTCTAATAACAACATTATCCATGATGATAGAAGCTGTTCTAAGCTCCTCTGCATTGTTACCAAAACCTGTATTGTCTTTAATACCCATCAATATAGGTGAAACAATTCTATGCCCCATCATAATCTTCTCTCTACTCTCTGTAGATAAGAATTGATATTGTGCATGTGCATCAGGTAAATGTATTGGCTCTAAGTCAGCTTTAGTTTCTGCAGAGTCATTAAATGTAAGTATGAATTTACCTGCATTAGATGTTCCACTAAACTTATCATATATCTTATTCTCTAATAACTCCTGAGTCTCTTCATTAGGTACTCCATTATTAAAGTTGATTAGTAAAGAAGGTTGTAATCCATTCTTAATGTTGTTTATATGGTAGTTAGATACCTCTTCCTCTAAAGAGCAGTATTGTAAACAACCATTATAATCTACAGGTGCATAGTAATAAAAACCTGCTTTGTAAGGCTTAATTACAAACAACTCAATAACATCTGAATCAGAACCATTACCAAAAGTTGGTATTCTCTTAGGTTTATCAGATGGTTTTATATCACACCATTTAGGGTGGTAGTAGTAAGCTTTTATTTGACCATCAGTAGCTTTCTCAGCTCTTAATGTCTCCATTGGAAAGTGTAGTACTTTTACTATACTTGTCTTTTGTTTGTTGTAAACAAGCTGCATTGCAGACTGCCCAAGCATTTTATAGTCATTAACTACCTTCTTAATTTCTTTAGGTTTAAGAAGAAGCTTCATTTTAGCATACATCTCAGGCTTAACATCTGAGTCAGTTGCATCTAAACCTCTACCATAAATCATCTCCACAATACCATTAATACAACCTGAATTGGTTGGACTACCTAAGTATCTGTCAATTAATCTATCAAAGTAATCGTTGTTCTCTCCATACTGAACCCAATCCTTTCCATATACCTCCTTTATCTCAGGAGCAGCATATCCTGAAAGATTAACAACCCTTACAGACCCTTCACTAAACTTGTTAGCAGGTTTTACGTTGTTATTTAATGTTATTCTTCCT